CCGCTTTCGCGGGGCAATTCTGACTTGCGCCAGATGAGGAGAAAGAAGAACCAATGGCGAGAGATGATCGTACGGTTGTACGAAAATTCCCGTTTGAGGCTGTCCTACACGGTAAATACGGGTCATCGACTTGGATGACCGGTGACCGTGACTTACTGGTTCGTCGGTCCATAAGGGCCGATAAGATCAGTACTCCTCGGTCGGCATCGGGGCATTACTACGCCGCGACGCCGTACTACTCGTTCCACACACATGCCATTCATCGGCCTTACGTGTTCCAGACTTTCGGCATCGGGGGTGACCTCGATGCTTACGTTGAAGAACGCGGAGAAGCCGCTGAACCTCCTTTCGCTTATTGGGATACTTGGGGGTGCGGTACTCTTGCACCACACCCTCCCTCAGTAGCGTTTGACGTTGTCCAACGAGTCCGATCTATGGTTCTTGCGAAAGCAAGGGCCAGAGAGTGGGACATGGGCACGTTCATTGGAGAAGGACGTGAAGCCGTAGGCCTTATCACAGGCAAATGGCTCCAGGGCGTTCGGTTTCTTGCTGCCTTTTCTGATATTGGCAAATGGATACCGAGGGCATTGCCCACACGCTCCGGAACACGTCCGAAGAACTGGTCAAAGATCGCAGCCACGAATTGGTTGCAGTACCAGTATGGCATTCGACCGCTCATGCAAGATATATGGGCGATGTTGAAGTTGTTAGAGGAAGGGCTTAAAGACAAACCCGTGGGTAGAATCTTCGTTGATTTGCCCGACACCTCTTACATTTCACCATCCGTTTATGGTTTCCTAGACGGGACCATCGACGGGTCGTTCAAGCGTGGATTCAAATCGGAAATTACTGTCAAAGTCGACAGTCCCGGTTTGTACCAGTTAGATAACTACGGGATTACAAACCCGTTGTTGCTAGCTTGGGAGCTAACAACTCTCTCGTTTGTTGTGGACTGGTTTCTCCATGTCGGGAACTTTCTCGACGGTCTAGTACCTCCGATTGGACTCTCCTTTGCTGGAGGGTACGAGACGAGTTACTTGGAGAACCGATGGCACGCCCAGTGGTCCCCTAAGGGTTCACGAGGCGTTCCTAAGGCAAGTCTGCATGTTACAACAAAATCCCATGTAAGGGAGCCGTTGTACATGTTTTCCATCCCTCGTCCATACTTGGACTTGGATTTGTCAACCTCTGAGCTAGTGTCAGGTTTGTCACTGCTCAAAACGATCCTAGGTGGATCATGAAAGGTCTTTGAGATGCCTCAGGCCACAACCTTCACGCTCACTGATCGTGAAGCGACTCCAGTCGTCCATACTTTCATCCCTAACGGGGAAACGAAAGCAGGCGAGTGGGTCTTTACCGAAACCGGTCCCACCAAAGTTGGTGAAAACCGGGTTCATGTCAGCACGCGCAAGGTCGGAGGGAACTATAAGGTTCGCTTCCTCATTGTCATGCCGGTAGTCGGTATCGAGGTGATCAACGGTGTTTCGACACCGAAGGTCCTCCGCACTGCGTACTCCGAGTTGAATCTTACCTTCTCGGAGCTTAGCACTCTTCAAGAGCGCCGGAACATCATGGCCTTTTTGGCCTTCGCTGTTCCTGAAACGCAGACGATGCTGAACGCGGTGTTTTCCAAGCTGGAGATGCTCTATTGAGTGTCCCCGACAAGGTCGCACTTGCGTGCAGTTTCTGCGGAATTGTCGTAATTTGTGTCATCCTCGCCGGTTGCAGTCCGCAACCGATGAACGACGACTGGATCACCCTAAACGGGTCGATTCCATTCGATGGGACGATGCAGATCAAACGATGATCCTCATCCTTCGTTGGTAAAGTTACCGCGAAGTTTTTTCTCTTCCAAAAGGAGGAAGGAAAGATGCCGAAAAGAGCTTTCACGAAATCGAAAGTGAAAGACCTACCGGCTGGTTTGTCGAGTGCTATCGTAAAAGACCTTTTGTCCAGTATACCGGACATTGGGTTCAAATCGGATTACTTGAAGAGCGAGTTGCTCTCAAAGTACGCCGACGCGACGACGACACCGCGGCAGACCAGGGCAAGGAGGGCAGTGGCCAAATGGCTCGCCTCCGAGCGTGCAAACTCCGTGACCAACGTCCGGTTGTTCAACGCGAAAGCGTTGGACACCGACTTCGGTTGGGCTTTGTGGGATGATTTACTGTCCCAGGCCCGTCAGTTGATACGGGGCGTCCTGTGTTGTGATGAGGGAAACGATCTCCTTTCGGGGGTTGGACTTTTCTCAAACGGTGCAAGGACCGATCAGAAGCGCGGCCCTACGGCTGCGCTTCGTACGCTCACTGGAAGCATCCATGTCTCGTCGTCAGCAATTGCAGATTGGCTTACGACCGCGAGTAATACGCGGCTTTCGTCAAACCCTGTCGTTGTTACCGATGAGAGCGTGATGTTTACCGTTCCAAAAAAGTCAGACATTGACCGAGTGGCCTGTAAAGAACCATCCGGTAATGCGTACTTACAGAGGCTCGTTGGCGTTTTTATACGCAAACGTCTTAGGCGAGTAGGTATCAACCTCCGAGATCAGTCTCGGAATAGACGCCTTGCTCAACTGGGTAGTAGTATGGGTAACCTTGCTACTATTGACCTTTCGAGTGCGAGCGACTCCATCTCAAGCGGTTTGGTCTTTGACCTATTGCCCTTTGAGTGGTGGTCGTTTTTGGAC